TCGCCAAACTAACTCAGGCAACGGCATGATGCCAGATGGTTCAATCGGCAACATGTACTCCATGTCCTCTCAGCTTGTGGCTCGCGTTCGAGGACTCATTGCGCCTTACCTAGCACCTAACTCTATGGTCGGCTGATGGCAGCAATAACTACACTCCGCACAGCTATTGCAACGGCCCTTACCGACAATACCTACTACTCAGTATTCTCTTTCCCGCCAAGCACGCCTGTGGCCAACAGCTTAATTCTTACCCCTGCCGATCCTTACATCACTCCGACCAATAATGACCGCACCTCAGTTGCTCCCTTGGCCAACTTTACTTTGCAGATACTTGTGCCCTTACTGGACAATCAGGGCAACCTTGCTGGCATCGAGACCGACATAGTTCGAGTCTTTGCGTTACTAGACGCCTCCAGCATTGTATTTAACGTGGGAAGCGTAAGCGCGCCTAGCGTGCTCTCAATCGCTTCTGGAGATTTGCTTACTTGCACAATCGCAATAAGCACCCTAACGGAATGGACATGATCATGACCGATCTAGCACAATGGGAAAAAGAAAACGAAGCGTTCCTGATTAAAATCGGTCAGGTCGCTCCAAAGGCAGAAACAAAACCAACACCTAAGAAAGACGAGGAATAACCAAAATGGCAGTATATCTAAGCAACGGAGTGGTTCTTACTGTTAATGCGGTAGATCTCTCAACATTGGTAAGCAGCGTTACTATCAACCGCACATTTGACGAACTTGAGACAACTGCCATGGGCGACGGCGGACATCGCTATGTTAAGGGTCTAGAAGCTTCTTCAATTACAATCGACTTTTTCAATGACGATGCATCAGCTAAGACACTCCAGACATTGAACTCATCTTCAGTGTGGGGCAATAACGTCACAGTAACAGCAAAGCAAACTTCTGCTGCTACATCTGCTACCAACCCTCTTTACACAATGACTTGCCTAGTCAATAACACAACACCTATCAACGGTGCTGTTGGCGATCTATCAACTCAGTCTGTAACTTGGAACGTATCAGGTACAATCGCTGTAACAACTTCCTAAGAAAATAAAGGGGCTACAATGGCAAAACTCAAAGTAACAAGGGCTGACGGACAAGTGCAGGAGTTTGAGATAACTCCAGTTCTTGAGTATTCCTTCGAGGCTTACGCCAAGAAAGGCTTTCACAAAGCCTTGATAGAAGACCAGAAGCAGTCAGACGTTTACTGGCTCTGCTGGGAAGCAATTAGACGTTCGGGTGAAACAGTCAAACCCTTCGGGGAACAGTTCCTTGAGACCCTCAAGTCAGTTGAGGTCTTAGAGTCTGACCCTTTAGGGTAGATCGGAACTCCCTCACCTATCTCGCAGCTCGCTTGAGTTACGAGTATGGAGTTCCTTTCAATACCATTGTCGAACTACCTGCAATGGCTCTCAAGGCACATGTAGAAGTTCTTAAGGATTTAGCAAAGGAGCGAAGCGATGGCAGTAAGAATCGAAATCCGCGGCAACGCTGATCTCCGCAAAGCCATGCGACGCTTTACTCCAGACCTTGAGAAGTCCTTGAAAAAAGAAATTGGCGCAGCTTTGCGCCCAGTAGTTAATCAAGCAAAAGGATTCGTGCCAGCCATTTCTCCAATGAGAGGTTGGGCTGGTCGCTCTTTTAGCGAGGGCAAGTTTCCAACCTACAATGCCGGCACAATTATTAAAGGCATTACTTACAAGACAACTCCTAGCGCGATCAATGAGAATGGGTTTAGCTCTATGGCTAGTATCCAGAACAACAGCCGCGTAGGCGCAATCTTTGAAAGCGCAGGCCGCATTGGCCCACAACCTTGGGTTGGCCCTAAGGCTGGAAGCAACAGCAATAAAGTGAGCAAGTCAAACAACCGCAATGCTGGACAGCAATTCATTGACAACCTTCCACCATTGGTATCAAGTTTGAAAGGTCGCGGTCGCCTTATTTATCGTGCGTGGGCTAATAGCCAAGGCAAAGCAGAGGGCGCAACCATGAAGGCCATCGACATAGCATTGACACAGTTTAGAAAGAACGCCGCTCAAGGCAAGCTAGGGAAGGCAGCGTAATGGCAGTCAGAGAAGAGATCTTAATTGGCTCAAAGGCCGATACACGCGGGTTCAAGAAGGCTGATACAGCAGCCGCCAAACTCAACAAAACGGTCAAAGGGCTTGCTGGAACTTTAGGTATTCTCTATGGAAGCAAGGCACTTGTGGCTTTTGGCAAGCAAGCAGTTAATGCTTTTGCAGCAGATGAAGCCGCAGCTAATCGCCTAGCAACCGCAGTAGATAATTTAGGGCTCTCGATGTCTCAGAGCCGAGTCACAGACTTTATTGCCAATCTTGAGAAGTCCTCCGCTATTGCGGACGATATTCTCCGCCCAGCTTTTCAAGCTTTGCTCACAACAACTGGATCACTTACCAAGTCCCAAGAACTTCTTAACAATGCTATTCAAATCTCGCGAGCAAGCGGCGTGGATTTAGCCACAGTCTCACAGGACTTGGCCAACGGTTATGTCGGAATTACTCGCGGGCTTAAGAAGTACAACACAGGTCTTACGCAGGCAGAGCTTAAGTCAAAGTCATTTGCTGACATTCTTGGCGTATTGCTTACCAAGTCTGCCGGAGCTGCTAACGCTTATCTTGAGACCACTTCTTTCAAACTAGATGTTCTTACTTTGGCCACAAACAATGCCAAGGAAACAATTGGCAAAGGCTTGGTTGATGCTTTCGCTCGTATCGGCGGTGGCACAGAAGCCAGCGATGCTGCCAAGTCTATTGACAATATTGCCAAGGCAACTAGCAATCTGGTTGTATTCTTGGGATCAGCCATTGGCTTGGTTGAGAAGTTCCGCAAGGGATATACAAACCTTCTTGCAGGCGGCGATGTTAATGCTCTTATGGCCGCAGCTTCCCCTTCAACCAATCGTTCTAAGTCTCCGGCAGGTACTTACGCCAGAACAGCCCAGCAAAGAGCAGCAGAAGCAGAAGCTGCACAGCGAGCAAAAGAATTAGCCAACCTAACCAAGAAGCAGATTGCAGCACAGAAAGCCCTCACAGCAGAGCAGAAGAAGCAAGCTGCACTCAAGAAGGCTGGCACAGTCTTTGACCTTGAGCAGATTGGCATTGTAGCTGCACTTAAGGGCAAGCTTTCAGAAGATGACAAGATACGCTTACAGGCTCAACTGGCCTTGCTTAATGGCAATGCTGATCTAGCGACAAGACTTACTAACCAGATTCTTGCTGCACAGGATTCAACAGGCAACCTAGCCAAGTTCCTATCAGCTCTGCCAAACGCCAAGAACCCATTTGAGTATTTAGATGCCTATCTTTCATACCTTGCTGGCAAAGCAACATCAGTCTTTGCTGGCACAGCCTATGCAGAGAAGGGCTCATACGGTGGCGGAGCGACAACAGTAGTGCCACCTAAGCTGCCAGACACAAACGTGTCCTCCATGCCTTCAGATGGAATGATTACATACAACCCGCTCACTGGCCTTAACTATAATCCCAACGCAAACAATGTAGTTGTGGAGCTTAAGATTACAGGCGATGGAGATTTGACCAACAGCATTGCAAAGAACCTTATGCAGCAAAGCCTTTCGACTGGCAATCAGACTTATGTGAACCGCAGAACGGGTGTCTTTGAGTGACCCTTCCCGCACAGATAGCAGTCACTTTCGACTTTAGCTCTGGCGCAACATTTGGGGCGGGGTTCGTCATAGGTTCTCCAGATAACGGAGTTATCGGTGTCAATACCTTTGGTTCATCTGATGTAATTATTCCAACAGTTGATCTAACTGATAACGTATATTCAATCTCCATTCGGCGTGGCCGCAATGTCATGAAGGATACTTACGAGGCTGGCACAGCTATTGTAAGAGTCTTAGACCCTACTGGAGCGTTCAACCCACAGAACACGTCATCACCTTATTATCCTTACCTTGTGCCCCTACGCAAGCTGCGTGTCTCAGCTACTACATCCACAGCACAGCATTTTTTATTTTCAGGTTATGTTAACGACTACAAGTACACCTTTCCACAAGGGCAAGAAACTGCTTATGTAGACATCCTTTGCACAGATGGCTTTCGCCTGCTACAGATGGCAAACGTGGCTACAGTCCCTACAACTCCAGCAGGGCAAACAACTGGCACACGTATTGGCAAGATCCTCGATGACGTGCAGTGGCCAGTCTCTATGCGCTCTATTTCAGCAGGCGATGCCACATGCCTTGCAGACCCAGCTACTATTCGAACAACGCTTGAGGCAGTTAAGAACGTTGAGTTTTCAGAAGGTCTAGGGGCATTCTATATGTCGCCAGACGGTACAGCTATCTTTAAGTCTCGCAGCCAAGTTACAAAGACCCTAGCTAATACAGCCACAGCTTTTAACCAGACCTCAGGTATTCCATACAAGAACCTCAAATATGCCTTCGACGACAAGCTGATCATTAACGATGTTAAGTTTAATCGGGTCGGCGGCACAGCGCAGAATGTCATCTCTCAGGCTTCTATCGACAAGTATTTTCCTCATTCTTTGACACAGGAGAACCTTGTAGCCGAGACAGATGCTCAGGTAGCAGGGGCTGCTCAAAACTATGTGAACACTCGCAAAGAGACCACAATCCGCATTGACGAGATGACGGTAGATCTACTAGACCCAGCAGTTCCAACCGACACAATGATTGGCTTGGATTATTTCGATAACTTGAACATCACAAATGTGACTCAAGAAGGCAGCACAATTCAGAAGACACTCCAAGCGCAAGGCTTTGCTTGGGATATTACGCCTAACAAAATGACAGTTAGCATCACGACACTTGAGCCTATTTTAGACGGGTTCATTATTGGAAGCAGTACCTACGGTATAATCGGCACATCTACTTTGAGTTATTAGGAGCAACATGGCAACATTCCCTGTAAGCACTGGCGACGTTTTGACCGCCGCAGTTTATAATTCGCTAACTGCGTTTACAGTCAACACTGACGCAACTGCTGACTACACAGCAGTCTTAGCGGATCAGTACCAAGTGCTAGTACCTATGAACAAGGCCACAGCAGTAGCCTTCAAGATTCCTACCAACGCCTCAGTAGCGTTCCCAGTGGGGACTGCCATCACAATCCTTAACAAAGGCGCAGGTTCTTGCACAATCTCAGCAACTACTTCGGGCACAACCACAGTCCTCTCAGCAGGTGCAGTTGCAGCTTCTCCAACCTTGGCTCAATACAAGACAGCAGTCTGCATTAAGACTGCTACAGATACTTGGTATGTCGTAGGTGGAATTGCTTAATGCTAAACGTAATTGCTGGAACTTTAAGCGTAGGTGCTCCACCACCATTTACTGCTGACATTCTCCTAGTTGCAGGCGGTGGTGGCGCAGGATCGTATGCATCTGGCGGTGGTGGCGCAGGTGGAGTCATTACTTTTGAATCTAATGTGCTTACTGTTGGAAATACTTATTCAGTCACAGTAGGTACAGGCGGAGCAAAATCTTCTGGTGACGGCGTTCAATCTGCCGATGGCACTAATTCTGTTTTTGGCTCATTAACCGCTGCAGTTGGCGGCGGTGGTGGCGGTGGACGTTCTAGTTCACCAAGTTTTGCAGGACACGCAGGCGGTAACGGCGGTGGTGGTGGTGGTTCTGGCGGTACATCTGGCGGCGCGACTACACAAACTGGCACTGGTGCTACAAATTATTATGGTTATGCGGGAGCAGACGCTACACCATACACAGGAGCTGGTGGTTCTGGAGCAGGTGCAAGAGCGGTATCTCCATCAAGCAACACAACTAATGGCGCAAACGGCGGCGTAGGTATTTATAGCA